TGCAAAAGAGGGTCCTTGCGGTCCAGGGGTCGCAACAGTTACAACGTTAGTGTCACCATTTACGGTAACAGTATTTTTGTCTGTGGTGATGTTTACAGAAGTCATACAGTTGTGTAACCTTCACTCATAAATATTGTACCTTCTAAATAATATTCTCGATTACCACCTGCATCAATTAATAACACATCATATTTTAAGATTTCTGGTGTAAAAGTTGCTGTTTGTGCATCCGTTAAAGTTATACTTACCGATCCAGCTACTCTATCTGTATATGCAACAGAAAAATCAGCAAACTTTGTGGTGCGTGTTTGCTCCCAAACTTGTGCAGCAACAGTAAAACCTGTGAGGTTTACAGCATTATTATTACCATCCTTGAAAACTAAAGGAATAGTATGATCAGATCTTCTTTGAAGTGTAAAGTTATAAGTACCTGGTTCGATTGCCATAATTAAATTTTAATAATGTACATCATAGCGATGTTGCGAGGTCTAGAGCCGCCAGAACTACCAGAATTAGAAATAGAGGTTGTAGAAGAAGCTGATGTAGTGGTATCACTTGTCAACGGTTTATGAAATGTTCCACCACGATGAGCTTGTCTCAAACCTGAACCTGAAGACCAAGTGCCATGTTGACTAACAAACTCATTAAGAGTATCTACTTGGTGGTCATGTGGTGACACTGTAGTTGTGGTAGAGGCTGTATGACTGTGCTGTTTGTTATCGTCAATCTGAAAAGTTGCAATACTTCTTCCCGCATCTACTCCTCTACCATTATCAAAGCCTCTTATAAATTCACCACGTAGATCAGGCAAATTAAAAGTTGTGCTGCCATTGCCTGTACCATATTGAGTTCCAATAACAGCAAATAAAGCAGCGAATGTTGTTCTGTTGACGGCTGCACCATTACACTCTAAATAACCAGTTGGCACTGAAGCCACTGCAATACAAAAGACAGAACCAGTAGGAACACCTTGCACTATGGAAAAACTCAGATTCCCCGAACCATCTGTCTGTAAAAAACCACCATTTACTATGGTTGAAGGTAAGGTAAGATCTACATTTCCTGATAAAGAACTTGGTGACTTTAAAGAAACAAAAGGAGCACCACTAGAATCTTGCAATCTTAATGGTAATCCATTAGTAATATCTAGACCTGCATCACTTATGGAAACTCTTGCAGTTCCAGCCGTAGAAAATCCTATTGTATTAGGACCAGATCTAAACATTCCTGTATCTGTATCATTATCAAACGCATAAGCTGGAGAGCCAGCAGCCGATCCATCATCACCTAAAATCTGGCCTGTCATCGTACCGCCTGATCTTGGAAGTAACCCTAAGTTCGCTTCATTTATAGAGCCTAAAGTGATAAATCCGTTATTTGACGCATTTCTAAATTTTAAATTATTATTATCTGCAGTATCGACATAAGGCATAAAAGACTCTGGGTTTGTCGGGTCTGTACCACCACTATTAAGAGTTTTTATTGCATCAAAAACAGCATTAAGGTCACTTCTTACAGAAGCTCCTGACGCATTAGCTATATTGTAATCTGATACTTGGCTCATTTACAGAATACTTTTCTCCATATTACACCCCTTTACCATATCCTACAGCCGAAAATGTGAAAGATCTATCTACAAAATTTGTACCATTCTTAATTGTTACTATAAACCCTGAACTAGAAACATTTGTAATAGTAAAGAAATCGCCACCTTGAGCATCTTGTATCGTAATTCCAATAGAAGGAAGAAAAGCATTTGCTCCTCCCAAGCCAGAAGTTCCGACAAAAAATGGTGATCCAAATGTTATTGTCTTACCAGATGCAGATGTTCCAGATTGTTGTGGTGCAGTAGATGTTCCGCTTCCTGTTTGATAATTTTGTTCTGTTCTAGATTGAAACTCTGCTGTATAACCTGCTTGCTGTACGTTCATATTTTGTGTAGTATTTGTTGTTTCTAAAATTAACTTAAATTTGAATCTACGGCCTTTAAATGTTCCATTAGCAAAATTATTAAATGATCCAAAAGAACCTGATGCTGTTTGGGAAGTTGCTACCTGTATTTGACAGTTTGCTTGATCTGCTGCTAAACCATCAAAATTACCATTTAAAGCATATTGATCCCATAATATTCCAGGTGGTCCAGGTATCAATGCTTCAATATCTTGTCCTATAACAAAACCAACAGAACGAATTACTCTTTTTAAATCAAGAGAAAATACAGCACCTAAATCTAAAATATCTTTAAAAGCGTATTCTCCTGTTGCATTTGTAGCTGGGTTTGTAAGTTGTAAAGCACTAGCAGTATTGCTAAATGTTGTATTAGTTTTTGTACCTTGAAATGCAGGGCTATCTAAATCTTCTCTGTCTTGCAGAATAACTTGAGTATCAACTAAATCAGGTAAGTCTTGAATAATAGAAGCCTCTCCAACACTGAAGTTTCCTTGGTCGTCTTGAAATTTTAAAATATACTCTCCTTCTAAACTCGGTAGCACTACATCTGTGGTGTTACCAGCAAGAGCAGTAACAAGGTCAACAGAATTTTGGAACGTGCCACTTCCGTCCGTCAGATTACTGTGCCTCACATAAACCCGTCCTCCGTGAAGAACATCTGGATCAACAGCTTGAGTCCATCTTAACCTTACTAATTTATTAGTAATAGGTTCCATAGATAAGTTTTGTACATTACCAGGTGGATCTGTTTTACCTACAGCATTAAAAATAAGATCAGTAGAAGTTGCTGAAAGTTTTAAGCCTGAATTATAAGAGAATACTCTAAATTCATAACTGCCAGCTTCAGTATTTAATAATTCAAAGTCAGGTCTAAAGACAATTTCACTTACCCAATTAGTACTGTTAAATCTATATTGAACAAGATATTGACTAACACCTGTCACGGAAACCCAAGATAATATTAATTTTGAAACAGCTAGAGCATTTATAACAACAATTCTTTCTGATGCTTGTAAGTTTGCTGGTGGTTCTTTTAATTGATTTAGTAATGAAATATTTCTTGCAGGTAAACTAATACCCTGTTCAATATTTGCATATTTACCATCGATATAAGTAAGTGCTGTAATCGTAAAATTAATGCCATCTTTTTCCTCAACAGTTATTACTCTAAAAGTTTGGGCTTCTAATGTAGAACTTTGAATAAGCCAAATGCTATTTACATTTGGTGTTGTAGATAAAGCAGAATCTAAGGTTATAACATTGTTAATAATACCTGTAATGTTTTTTGTCTCCACCGAGCCATTCGGCATTACTACACTACATTTTTTATTGCTACCTGTAAAAGTATTTAAATTAACAGTATTATCTACAGTGATAGTAGTGGTTGTAGCAGATTTTATTCGACCACTTCTACGCTCTCCTCCTCTAACTGGATCATTGATAGAGATTACAGATCCAGGTCTTACAATCGCTCCAGAATCTATTGATGTTGTAAATGTAACTATTTCAGACTCATTTTGCTGGCTGAAAAGTATTGCCTTCCCTAATCTTTGGGCTTGCCCACGAGAAGTACAGGCAAAAGCTTTTATATCTTTTTTGATTATGCCTAATTTAGCTTGTGCAGTAGTATCTTCTACAACTTCGTAATCTATTTCTCTACTATCCATATTAAAGTAGCTCACATTTATTACTGTATTTCTTTGCTTCAAGCTACTACCTGAGTAGCTAAAACCACCCTCACCTACATTCGCCAAACTAAATAAATATGTTGGATCGGTTGGTCTATCTTGAGATATAAAAACAGAACCTTCAGACCAAATAGGAAAACATCTCATTACTCCAGCTAACTCATTTATTAATTTAAATGCGTCTGCAGAGCCTTGGATATTTACGTTGCAACTAAACCTTGCTTCTTGACCACCAAATCCATCACTTACCAGCTCATTTGCATATTTACTAGCTGCAATAAAACTAAACAAATCAAGATTAGCGTCTTTTATATGTGTTCCAAATCCATATCTTTCAGTTGTTAAAAGATCAAGCAAAATTAATGCAGGGCATGAACACCATTGGGCTGCACCCATCGTTCCATTAAAAATGTATCCGCTTGGATAGATTATTCTTCCTGTTTGTAAATCAACAGTGGGAGTGCCAGAATTAGATGCACCTGCTCCAGGGATTCTTACTTTTACTCCACGAATACGATATGACCTGTCAGGTATAGCACTAAATTGTTCAGAATCTATTCGTAAGTTTGTATAAGCACTGTTTGGATAAGTTTGTTTATCATCAACAACTTCAGTAATACTTGTAAAAATTAAATCGTTTTGTAGCTGGCTTGAAGAACTATCACCAGTTACTCTTACAACTCTAATATCAATAGGAAAAGCACCTGTAAAAGAAACTCTATATTGTTTTTGGTAAGCATCTGCACTTCTACCCGTAACCGTGTTATTTATTACGTCTGAAAACCCCCCTCCGTTATACTGCACTTGAATTTTTAAATTAACAGAAGTACCGTAAATATCTCCTTCATCATTAAATCTTTGTAGAGAAGGAAAAGTAACTACAATTTTTGCTGCATCTACTGCTGTATTTGTTATCTGACGAGTAACAGGAGCAGAGTTAGTAACTTTTACTCCGACATTAGATACAGATTCACTGCCTTCTATGCCTGGTATATGAGTTTGGTTTGCTGTTCCAAAACGAGGTGTAAATCCTACATCTTGAAAATTAAAATCTGCTGGTTGTGGACTTGTATTGCTTGCATTTTTATTTAAAACAGGAGTGTTATTTAAAAAAACATCTTTTAAAGCTGCATTATTATAATCTGAATTACCTTTAGTAAGTCCTGCTTTTGATGGTGTGGCAAAACCTTCAATCTCTCCTTCTGATATTAAATCTTGTAGTGTTGCAAACTGTTTACTATTTAAAGTGTCTGGAGCTTTAAAAGGTTTTGGTGGCTTTGGTGATTTAAACAAACCAAAGAAAGCACCTCTAATAATTTTATCTGTCATGCTGATACCTGATTAGTGTCAATTCCTGCTGAAATAAGAACCGATCCAGTAATTATTTCCCCATAAACTATTGGATGGCTTGTTCCTGCTCGTGATGTGTTTTGCACCCCAGAAAAACTAAAAGATATTCTGGGATCTTCTTCATCAGTAGGTTCTTCCGATGAAAATAACATATCATTTACACCTGATAACACTAATGCAAGACCTAAATTTCCTCCGATGGCAGCCAAACTACCTCCAGTAAAGCCAAAAACACCTCCAGCACCTAAACTTAGTCCTGTTCCTCCTGATGCAACAGCAAATCCAATTAATACTGCTCCTATAATAAATTTTCTAGCTCCTGATCCTGCTCCTGATATAGCTGGTACAAAATGTATATCTTGCCCTCCAACAGGATAATCAATTTCATCTTTATCAATATCATAATCACCTACGCTTACATGATAATTTTGAAGGCTCATGTGTTTTTCAATCCCTTCAAAGTTGTGTACTAAAAAACTAACTGCTTTAGCAACACTATCTACTTGAACCTCAAATTCTTTATGCCCTACAAATTCTGCTAACTTTCCGTATAGTTTTATTTTACGAAGCATAACGATACCTACCTCCTGTACATTTTAACAACCATTCAGAATAAGGTTCCTTACAAGATAGTCTATCGGTTAAATGATGTAATACATCTCCATCTAAAAATATTGCTACATGATTTAGTCCAGCACTACAAATAGACATAAAAATTAAATCACCATTTTCTAACTTTTCATCTGGTCTAAGTTTTCTAAATCCAGTTCGCCAAGCACAACTTTCAAACATAGGATTATCAACAAACTCATCATGTGTTAATGGTCTTTCCCAATCTCTTAATTCAATATTTTTTGTTTCTTTATACCAATCTCTTACTAAAGACCAACAATCAGTAACACCCCAAACCCATTGCCTTCCAAGTAAAGGTGCTTTATAACCTGATGGTTCAAGATAACCCCACTCTTCTGTTTTTGGATTAACAATATGCCAAGGTAATCCACTATCTTCACAACTTACTTTATCTGCCTGACTTGGTACGGGTGGGTTTAAAGGATGACTATGAATAACAGCAACAATATCACCTGTATTATCTGCTTTGACATAATCTTCTGGATTTAATATAAACTCTTGGTAACTGGTTATAGCTAAATTTTGACAAGGGTAATATCTTTTCTTACCTTTAATGTTTAACAAAAGACCAACAGATTCTTTTGGGTCTTGGTCTTTCGCATGAAGCAACGCATCTTGTTTCCAATCCATTAATTAAACGTACCAATACTAGGAAATAACGCACGAGTGCATTGTCTTTTTGGTGCTCGAACCCCTGCCATATCTAAAGAAGCTGCTAATTCAAATTCTACGATTTCTCTATTTTCTGCGGATTTTCTATCTATTGTAAATACCTGACGTTTAAACTCTGCTGAAGGATCTGGTGTACCAAGTGGATTTGTATTACCAGGAAAATTTATAGCATCTAAAAACCTTGCCATTGTTCTTATTCTTGTAAAAGTAGCACCTGTCAAATCATTACCTCTTGTTACCTGATTTACACTTACTAAGATAGATGAGATTAGTCCTGTAGCATTACTAACTCTTAGTTTAGGACGAGGTAGTTGTCCACGCTGATATGCAAAACCTGTAGCTTCTATGGGAAATCTAAGATAGGTATTACCAGCAAAAACAATTTCACCATTAGCATCTAAGTTTGATCCTGCATGGAATCTATAAATGGTAGTCGCACCATGTAATGCGTTATCTAGCTGTAGGACAAAAAGTTCAATAATCGCTGAAGGATTAATCTTTTGAACTTCACTAAAAACAGGATCAGTGCTCATGGTTCAAATACTTGTCTAAATGTAGCTTGCACTGTTGCTCTGTTTAAATATGGTATTGATTTACTCCATGCTTCGCAAACAAATTTAGATGAACTAGCTTCACCAGGAGGTTGAAAATCAAAACTAGCACTGTCATTAGCACGAGCATCAAGAAAGGTTTCTATAGTATCTGCTTCTGTTTCTGAAACTTCAAAAGTAAAGTTAAATACTTTTGGATTTTGATGTTCTGCTATTCCAAATAAAATTCTATGTTCATACCCATCAGCAAATCTGACTGTCCTAGTTTTTGGTGCGGATCGTTTTTGTTGCCCGTATTTAGGTTGGATCGAGGGAAAAGTAGCCATTATGCAAGTAAACCTCCAGGTCTTTGTTGCTGTACTATTTCAGATTGTACTGCTGCGGAAATAAGACGGCCAAGTTCTCTACCACCTTGTTCATCACCTTCAACATTCGACCCAGAGGCATCTACATTCACTACTACATTCGTAGAACCACCAAGAGCATGATTGGGTGTAATCATTCCTGTTGATTTAGGTGTAAATAATTCTGGTCCTTTTTCTCCTACAACAAAACTACGACCTCCTTGAACTGGTCCTCCTTTTGCTCTTTCTGGTATTTTCTTCTTATTACCAAATATATTACCTAAAAATCCAAATATACCTCCCCCTGCATTACTAAATGCTTGATCTAATGCCATATCAAGAAGTCTGTTACTTATATTATTAAGAACATTACGCATCGCCTCTCCAAATGTTTGAGCACCTAAAATAGCATCTTTAAAATTATCTTTAAATGACTGCCCAATGGCTTGAGAAAATTCAAGTTGTTTTTGTAAAGATGTTTCTAAGTGCATATTTGTTCTAATTCTTATTTTTTCTTGTTCTGAAAGTTCTTCTTTTGTTTCTTCCTCTATCTCTCTTATTTTCTGTCTAACGGCTGCTTCTTGTTGACCAAACTGTAAAGTTTCCTGTAAAACCAATATATTATCTGTTGTAGATTTTAATGATGCTGTTATTAAATCTTTACTGGTTTTATCTGCTACTACTTTATCCTTTTTCTTATTAACTAATTTTTGTTCAGCAATAATCTGGGCATTCAGAAGATCTAATACTTGAGTTTGCATCATTGGATCACGAAAACCAAATCTACCTACATCAATACCTACTTTTTTTCCTGCTTCCTGTTGATCTTTAACTGTACCCATAGGAGAAGAAACAAGATTTTTTAATTTAACTAATTCTTGTATGTCTTTATTTTCTGATTGATCTGCTTGTCTTAATAAAGCACTATTCTCAACGGTCTGACTAATAAATTTACCTACACCTGATTCTTCTAAAAATTTTGCAAAAGATGATTTCATTAAAGTCATTATCTTTGCAAAGTTATTTCCTAATTTTGTAAATTCATCACCAAATTTTGTTAAAGCATCTACTCCATCTTGACCTACTAAATTAATCATTCGTTCTCTAGCTAACGCAAAAGCAGCTTCTTCTCCTCCAAGTCTTTCAATAATCTTTAAATTTTTCTCAAATTCCGTGCCTGTAATACCTAATGCAGAAGATAAAGCTGACACATCTTTTGTGTTGTCATTTAAAGCTGCACCTAATTTACCCGTTTCAACAGTAAATCCTTGAATTGCGGTTATGGTAGCAGTACCAATAAGACCTCCTGCAAAGCCTCCCATCTGTCCACCTAATTTGTCTCCAATTAAACCTCCAGTAAAACCACCAGCAGCAGCTAATGGTCCTTGACCAAATAGTAAAGGAAAAGCACCACTAATTAATGCACTGGTTAATCCACCTCCTTTTTGTGGTTTTGATTTTGGAGGTAAGGCTGGGCCAATAGATCCTCCTATTTCTCCGAAATTTTTACCTTTTGGTGTTGATAATTTAGTCTGTTGTTTTACTGCAACGGCAGTTGCTTTTTCAACTTTTAACTGTTGCTGATCTACCTTTAATTGTTTTTGTTTTATGCGTAATGTTCTCTGTTCCTGCCGTGTTAATTTTACGGCTGCTGTTAATCTGTCTTTTTCATTTTTATTTACTGTTTTACTAGCTCGGCCACCTTGAGCTAATTTATTTATTCTTGATATACGTTTTTCAAGATTATTTAATTGCTTATTAACACTCTTAAGGTTTAACTTAATATTGACTTCGTAATTAGAACCAGCCACTATTTTTTAAAAAACATTATCTATACTTTAGCGTACCTTACGGTATTGAGCTTTCTTTTGTGCATCTTCATAGGCTTTTTCTTCTCTTTCGCTTTTTAATGTAAAATATGCGTTCCAACCATACACTTCTTCAAGCGTCATTTTGTTTTTTAAATCGCCTAAAGTCATACCTAATTGTTCAGCAATAAAAAACTGTAAATAAAGATAATTATTCTTCGTCAGATATGCTTTTTACCGCATCGGGGCTAACCTCCTCGCCCAACTCTTGCATTTTTGTCATTAATTCTATAAATACAGCTATTGGTATTTCTCGCCTTAAACTAGGTTTATCTCCCTCACTAAATAATTTATTACCATTTTCATCTTCTGCTTTATTAATTATTACTTGCAAAGCAAAATCTAAATTTCCTTCTTCTTGACCCTTACCTGTTGCTGCTAAAGTAGCATTTATAGCATCTCTATCTGCAATAGTTAAGGGTGTCCAATATACTTTTAAAACTAAATTTCCGTCTTTATAAATTGGATAACTGCTTTTCGTATCTATACTAAAGGCTTTTTTTAGTTTGTCGATTGCTCTTTCTGTTGCCATGCAAAATAAATTATTGTACTTACTAACTATACTACTACTTTATTATTTAAAGCCAACCTTTTTAAATGCTTTATTTATGTCGACATTAATTAATCCACCTTTTGTATAGATGTTGTACCAGTTTGGGCCTTTTCTTGCTGTTAAAGTATTTTCTCTGCCATGTTCTGCATAAGTTACCTGTTTTCCTGTTCTATCGGGTAATGTTTGCCCTGGGGCATTTATAGCAAAACCAGCATATTTTGCTCTGTTACCTACATATAAATCTTGCCCTAAAGCTACATTAGGTACTCTTGCACTGGTTTTTATCTTTCTACCTGTACTGTCTGGTATTTCACTGAAAGCTGTTTGCGGTGTTCTTTTTCTTGTGGGTTGTACAGGGGATTTGGATACGACCCAGTTTTCTCCGAATGTTCCTGTCCACCAGGGACCTTCTTCAGTTAATGTTTTTACAATAGTCTTTGCTAATTCTTTCCTACCTTTTAAAATATCTTTTTCAATATCTTTAGCTAATTTTTTAAATGGTCTAGGCATTGGCACTAAAAGTACAACTTACAACAGATAAGTAATGACTATCTCCTTCTACCGTAACAGAAGTTGGGCCTTCTATATCGGAAACTCTAGGAGCTACAGAAAATTTATCTACATAAGTAGAACTATTTATAGAGCTTAAACCTGTTATTACTGACTCTGCTACAGCAGATGCAACTGCACTTCCTCTATTTGGAGGAGTCATAATTCCACATCTTATAGATCCTGCGTAATAAGTAACTGCTACTCCTTGTGGTTGAGTTGTTGATTGACTAAAATCTAAACTTACCATTACATACTTTTTATTTTTACCTGGAGTACTAAATGGCATATTATCGAAAATTACAGAAACAGTAGGGTCTGCGTCTGTCACCGCATTTAATATTGCCGTTTCAAATGCTGCTCGTGCTTTTACTAAAGTCATTAGAAAATAACGTCCACTCTAAATAAATACTCTTGACCACCTTTTAGTGTAACTATGTCTGTTATTTTACAACCTCTACTTGAACCAGAAAAAGTAAGCGTTATCTCGTCTTGCAATAGAGGTTGACTATCTCCTATCAAATCAGGTGTGATATACAACCGTGCCACGTTTTCTTGAAAACCTTCTTCTTCAGTAGAACGTACAAATTCAACAGGTACTTTTATCGTAAAATTTGTATCTACAGTTATGTATTCACCTGTTTCAGCATTATAACTTGATACTCCTTTACGGGTATAGACAATAGTGGTGTCTAATGAGTTCCCAAGTTGAGACACCACCTGTTTAGCTATTTGTTTAAATGCTGAGTCTAACTGTCCTGCCATTATCCTCGTACCGCCCTAAGTTGAAAAGCTCCTGATCCACCTATCATGTATGCCCCAAGATAACTTTGTAACCAGGGGTAGACATCCATAATATTGTTTATAGATCCTGTTCCCTGACTATCAGTATTGTACTTAACCTCTATATCACCTAGCTTTACTTCACTAAAATTACCATCTTTACCAGTAGTACCAGTTATAGCTCCAGTATCATTTGCCAATGCTCTTGCTAATTCAAACTGTGCATATTTAATATTCTGAGGAATAGTAGAACAGGCAAGTTCTACTCCATCAACTTGATAATTATTTCTAGGAAACTTTAGTGCTTGTCCAGAATCACATCTATCTCCATAAAACACAAACCCATCAATCCATCTAGTAGCTGATATTAATGATCTATTCTTCTGATCGTCTGTTTTATTTGTCCAAGTCGAAGAATCTGGAACGGTTTCAAAATAACTATTAGCTTCAGTCAATGTGACATAGCTATTAGCATTTGCTCCTTTTATTGTTGCGTCTATGGTAGCTGCCACGATTAATAATTTATTTTAGTTTTATTGTAGCGTAAAGAAAAAACCCCACCAATAATTGATGAGGTTTCGTTAT